CTGCCTCTGCCCTTCTGGTTGAGCACGACGAGTACCTACAACAGAAACCCGAGGACGAGGCTGAGGGACTATTTCTTCACTGGAGATAAAAGGTTGCCTAGCTCCACGAAAGTCTTGAGCCTTGCCTGTTTTAGTTAAGAGACTTCCTTGCCTGTAGGGGGCAGGCGTTAACATTTCAGGTAACGCCTTTAAAAATGTTGTTAGATTATTTCTAAGTACAGGATTTGTTAGAAGCTCAGTAGCAGTAACCACCCCTTTTTCTATTTGACCTGGTACTCTGGCTAAATTTTGGAAATTGGCCACGTCCGCCCAATAAAACTTCTAGTAATAATATAGCTCTTATCTCCACTTAGTGTAAAAATACAACCTGTCAGCCCGAGCTGTGTCCGGAGGCCCTGGAATTGCTTGGATAAACTCCCCTCCACTACGTTCAAAACGGTAACGAGCTGTAACAGGATCTTTATAGTTAGGAACGTAAAGCATATGTGCTAAACGATCACACTCAAACTGATAGTTTTCGCGCCAAATCCGAGCAGTCTCGCGTTTGTCTTGAACATTAATAGACCGACTAACGTCACCAAGAATAGTTTCTTGACGACTGGTCGCTCTGCCAGTGGCCAACTCAGTTAACCGTTCAGCATCTTCGCAACGTTCAAGCTGTCCGACGATTTTATCGTAATAGAACTCAGAAGGGATACTGCTAGTCGCTTCTAGTAAGCGAGCGTAGTCCCCAGCAGGTACTGTGGCAATATTATACCCTAGATGATATGCAACACGACTAAAATTGTAGTCATCTAACCGATAACCAAAAGTTTGCGCCGGATTACGGGTTAGTTGATTAACCGCTGCATAAATTATTTCTCTTTTAGTCGCGTCAGTCTGTGTAGCTTGAAAAACTACACCTTGTTGCGACAAGTAACTTTGAATCTGCTCAAGTTCTTGTTGCGAGAATTGAGACACGACACCTTACCGCTATGTACTTCTATTCTAATTGCGTAAAATATTAAATAAATTGATTATTCGACATAAACTACGCCGCCTTCCAGCACTTCAGTCCAGTCAACCCTGCTGATTGCCTTCAACTGGTCCAATTTGGTGAAGCGTTCACCAGGCATTGACTGTTGCAGTTCCTTAATTTCGACCGCTGTCTTAATTCCTACACCTTTAAGGACTTGAGTCAGACGTTCCGGGGTAGCACTATTGATGTTTACACGATTCTCAAAGGGAATTTCTGGTTGAATAAGCTGGCGACCACGGCGTTTTAAGGCGGGTTTTGCGCTTGTTTTCTCTTCTGTAGCTTCTACAACTTCAATTTGACCCTTGTGGGCAAAAAATACTTTACCGGTAGTCACGGAGCGCACCATTTTGTACTCTCCTTCGTCATGCTCACTCAAAATTACAACTTTGACCCCGCTGGGCTTGAAAACAACCTCTTGAAGTTGAGCGACAGTCATTATGTGGGTAGTGTCTAGAGTTAGTTTACTAACAGATTATAATTTAGGTAGGTGTTTTAGAAAAAATGGGTATTCCAAGTTGGTTAGGACCCCTAGGCCGCTTTGCCGGGTCTAGCTTAGACGTTGTAAATGCCGCTATGGAGTACGGCGACAACATAAAAGCCGGTATTTCAAAAGAGAAAGCTGCAGAAAGAGCGGGTTTAGTAGGCAAAGTAGGGTTAATAGCACCTCTTACACCTATAGGGGCAGCAACCATTGCAGCTCCTGGTCTTTTACGAATGGCTGCTGACTCGTTAGCAAAACAAAAAATACAAGAAACTGTAGGTGTTTCTCCTTTGTACGGAAGAGGAGTTAATCCGGAAGCATTGCGCAAGACAGCAGAATTTGCAGACTACTTAAACCCCACGACGTGGGCTTCCCAAGCAGCGGACAGAAATAACCCAGAGCTTAAAGGACTGGTAAATATAAGCACAAATCCAAATACTCGTTTACTGCAAATACAAGAATATCTCCGTCAAAAAAATTCCGGGCAATAAAAAACCCCCTCCGAAGAGGGGGCAGTATTTGATCTAAAGAGATCAAGCAGGAACGGTAGAGGTGTAAACGTTTGACTCCACCAAACCAGCAGGTTGGAGAGCCAGATCGTCACGACCAGGAGCTTCGTCAGCCAGAACCCAGCAGACTTCGCAAATAGCCAGAGCCTTGTTCTTGCCACTGAGCCTGCCGTTAGCAGCCCGAGGATCAAACACACCGGAGGCTTGAGCCAGACCGGAAGCTGCGGCACCACCAAGGTTGGTAACGGCAAACAGCTTGTACTGAGTTTCGGTACTAGTCCGAGCCAGAGTAGAGCTATTCCACACGTTATTGGTGTTGTAGGAGCCGTTAGCAATACGGCTGCTGCTACCGGCAAGGGTAACAAAGAAACCAGAAGCAGAGGAAGTGGTGTTAAGACCAACGCCCACAGCGGGGCCGAGACCCAAGGTGGGGGTAGCGCTACCGCCGCCAACACCGCTACTGATCACATCGCCGCCATCAACACGGACGGCCAAACGATATACATAAGCACCAGAAGGCACCTTGATACCGTCAGTAATGTCGGCACGAACATCCTTGTAAGCATCCGGAGAAGGGATGATCACAGAGGCGTTGGTGAACGCTACATTAGCACCATTCAGACCCGAGCTATAAGCCTGGGTGTAATAGTCGATTTGGTTGGTACCCAGAGCTTGGAACGACAGATCGACGTAGCCAATAGCTTGTTGGGCAACCCAACCGGGCCGGAACACCACGCCGACAGGACCGCCGATAGGCTGGTTGGTGTAGGTGGTTTCGGTGTCGTTAGCGTTACGGAACTGGAAAGTCTTTTCGTCGTGCCAGTAACGGAGAACGTTGGTGTAGTTCCCAGGATAGATCTTGGAAACTTGAAGCTGGTTAGAGTTAGTAGCCATGGTTAATTACCTCCTCAAACGTTGAATGAGTAGGCAACAGACACGAAGTCAGCGTTCAGAAGTTCAAAACCTGCGTACAGGCTCCAAATCATCATGATGAAACGGCTGAAATCGTCGTTGTTGTTGAGCAACACTTGGGCATTGTTGCCACCGATGCCAACACCAACAGCCTGAGGACCGAAGAACATACCAATTGCACTGTCGTAAGTAGACGCAGTGCCGCCGATGGTTGCCGAGGCAGTTTGGGAAGGCATGTTGGTGGATTCAAAGAATCGCACACCTTCAAAAACGAAACCAGTAGGCATGATGGGTTCGCCAGCCACGAAAGTAGCTTGGCCGAAACCTTGACCCATGTAGATAGCAGCGTTAGGCTGCATAGCTGACATGAGGGGATTGATCTGACCGTTGCCGGGGTAGCGAGCCACCTCACGGAAGTCAGAGTTCTGACGCAGGTGCATCAGGAAGGTAGGATCGCAAACGCAACGGTAGAACCCATCTTGGTAGGTGGGGGTATTACGCTTACGCAGGGATTTGACCACCCGAAGAAGGTCATCCTTAACGTCAAACTTGGCTTGCTCAGAGTTGGTGTAGGTCAAAGAACCAACAGCCAAATCGCCAGGGTAGTAGTAACCACCTTGGGTATCTGAAGACTTGCCCTTAGAAACAGCTTTCAGAAGTTCGTTAATGAACACCCGATCGCGCCACCGGCGATAGTCATCCAGCAGGGTGAGGCTACCGATGGATTGGTGGAATGCAGTAAGGTTACCGGTATCGAGCAGCAAACGCTGTGCGGTAATCAGTGTCTCACGTGCGATCTTGAAAGTGCTAGCCTGTGTAGGATCGCTAGGATCTGCAGGGCCTGTGTACTCACGAAGAGTCACCAGCACCTTATCCTTAACGATGTTGCGGCTGCTAGCAGTACCGATGGTTTGCTCTGCAGTACGCTCACGTGATTCCTTGCTGCCTGGGTTTCCCCAGAACCTGTACCTGTCAAGCTGAACGGTTTGGCCTGGTTGTTTTGCTGTTTTACACTCAATCTTGAGTGCTGCGAGGCTCTTTATCCTCACACACTACCTTAAGGGCGGTAGTGACAAGACTATATCATCACCCACAGCGTTATCTGTTTGGGTGCTCCGCGCTCGTGTCACCTTATCGGCTTCAAGAAGGTAAACCTTCCGGTCAGCCTCGCTCCATTTGGCTTTTCCTCTATTGGAGGAAGAATCATAATGAAGGTCAAATTTGTAGGCCATAGCTTTACAAGCAAAAGGTTTAAGCGAATCGACAAAGCGTCGTGCTTCAGTTCCTGATGCCCTTAAATTCCACTTATTTGGTGTTTTAGTAGCCATCGGAACCCTAGGGATCAACGATGCTCCTGTAAGACACTCTATCCAGTCACCGATCATTACGGCAACATCGTGTGGAACGTAAAGCGCTAGCTCTACAATGCGTTCTCTAACCATAAGCTCACCTTGTTTATTGCGACCTCGCTTGCGGATGTGCAAGTTGCCGTCGTCCATATATAGGAGAGCTAATCCTTCTAGTCCTATGTCTCTTAAAAAAATAGGACTAAAACGTTTTCGACCTTCGGGGTACAGTTCCTTCCACAGGGGTAAAAGAATCCCTGAAGAAGGAGACCACCATTGACAAGCTTCATGAGTTTTACCAGAAAGAGTAACCTCTCGCGGCTTAACTTCATTAGTGCTTTTAAAGATTTTGTTAAGGCGATCAGCTTTCCATTGAAGATACTCTTTCTGTTTAGCAGAATGAGAAATCTGAAGTAAAGCTGTAGTGCTGCTTACTTTACGCAAGCAACCATCTCCTAAACAAGCACCTTTAAGGTACGAAAAATCGCTTAGAGTTAGCATTGACAGTGTTAGTCGTTGGACCTTCCAACCATTTCTGATTGGCTTGGCTGCTGATTGGCCTTCCCTGCTCAGAGGAGGGGTCCGGCTTTCCAGCAATTCACGGAGTTATTCGACCAGGATTTCGCCTGGAAGTTCCCTAGCTTACAATAAGCTCAGAAATCATGAACAACCACGGGCTCTGCTGCCATCTCTACAACGTACGCAGGATGCGGACGATACAGTTCGGCACCGAGCAGCTTCGGAAAATCATTATCGACGAACAAAGCGTCAATCTCCGAAAAACTACTCCCTTATTTTAAATCGTTTTTATGTAACTAGTGTACTACTTGTCGCGTTTATAGCGTTAAATGCTTTTCTGATTACTACTATTGACTGAAGGGCTAAACCGATGAGGAAGAGCGCGAATACCCTCACCACCCACGCCGTAAATAGAACCTAGGTTAAAAGCATACTTAGAAGACTTACCTCGATACATGTAATGAGTCGGAGCGCCCATAAAACCGGGAATACCCGTATAGTAACTTTCGGTAAAAGTCTGACAGTAAACCGGAGGGTTATATACCCATTCGGTACGAGATCCTGTAGTTGCTCCTGCAACAGCTTCTGTAGTTAACAGAGCACCCATGTGACGTGGGTGACTAACACCACCACCCGTAGTACCTTCCGAAGTAGTTAAAGAAGCAGGTGTGTTATAGGGATCGTATGTTTGGGTCGAAGGTGCGTACCCGCCGTAATAGGTATAGGCTCCCATATCCCGCACACCGTATTGCGGGTTATAAGAAGTTAAAACTTTCGCATTTGCAATCGTCTGGGTGGTGTATCCACGGAAACCGTTATATATGCTCAATTCACCACTAGGTGAATAATATTTATAATCGTAGTCAGACCAAAAGCCAGAGACAGCAGTAGGTACAGCTCGCCAAGCATCTACTACATAAGCACCAGAATTAGGAGGTCCAATAACAGGACGCCCATAATCGTTGCCTACGTCATTAACTCCGTACCAAGAAACTTGATTTCCTAACGAATCAATGTACCCACTAGAAACTACTAGATATTTTTGAGTAAGTAGAAGATTATCATCTGTATGATTAGGCCCACCTTGAAGTTGATGTGGGCCTGTATCGTACTTATAATTGACCAGCGAGATGTAACCCACGGGGTCCGTGCTTAGGGCTACTTAAATTATACCTACAGCAGATTAAGCAACAGGTGGAGTTGCTTTTTCATCAATTTTAGCCAGATCTAAAGCAACACTTGTCATATCTGTTTGATGTTCTTTCTTAAATGCAGCTAATTCGGCTTGCAATGCTTCAATTTGAGCAATAAGCTCTGGAGAATTAGGCTCGGAACGACGCCGAGAGTGTCCTATATGTTGAACCATGATCAGGATCCTTTATTTTCAGTATACTTCTGAGCTTTCTTTTTTGCTTTGACGTGTTCAGGTAGATTCCCGTGAGTTTCGTGCTCATATTCCCGAACGGTAGACTCAGGAATTTCCCCACGTTCGGCTTTTGCGTAAAAAAGTTTACGTTGAGCTTCTGATTTAAAGGGAGCCATAACAAAACTTGCAAGTTGCAGTATAAAAAAATGACCCCAGTTCGTGTTTTAAGCGAACTAGGGTCTGTTTTTCATTCAACGGAAGCTATCAAGCAGCATCCAGGAACAGGAGCTTCTGACGGAAAGCGTCAGGGCTCATTTGGCTCAAGAATCGCCACGCCTGTTCGGGGTTTTGATTCATGGTGTTGGAGAAACCTTCCCACTGAGTGCCGGGATCTTGACGCACAGGGCCGCCAGCAGAAGCAGGAACGGCAGGCATGTCATAACGGGGTTGATAACCCGCTTGAGGCTGGTAGGAGGTCTCGTCGGCGTCCACAGGGTACACTTCGGTGAAGAAGCGATTCGTGTAGTCGGCCAACTGATCCGGATCAGTCAAGATATGCTCCATGGCAGAACCACGGGCAGCGATGGCTTCCATCCGCTCATTTTGAGCGATCAGAGCATCTTCCAGAGTTACGGAATATTGGTTAAGAATCCCAGGAGCTTCGATACCGAAGTGGTTAACGACCTGAACGGTTGCGGCGCTTAGCTGGGGGGTTTGTTGTCCTACCGTAGAAGTCGGTGAGGAAGTTTGGGTCGTAGATGCGTTGTTGGAGTAGGTCGGCGCTGCCGTAGGGGCTTGATAAGCCCAGGGTTGGCCCTGTAAATTCGGACTGTACTGAGGAGTAGCCTGCGCCGTTGTTTGGTACTGCGGAGACTGTGCTGTTTGGCTGGGGAAGGGGGACATTCGTGAGACCACCCGCTCCAGGCTGCCCATCGCTGCTTCCCACGGATTCGACGGGGAGGACGCGGACGGATACTGGTTGTACTGGTTGCTGGTAGAAAGGCCCGTACCCTGTTGCGCCTGCGACGGCGCTTGGAGCGTAGGTACCGAAGCTACCGCCGGGGTACTGGTTTGCGCCACCCACTGGGGGTAGGCGGTTGAGCCCTGGTCCGAGGGCGCCGCCTGGGGGGCTGCTACCGCCGGGGCTACCGGGCTCGGGATTGAAGCTTGGATCTGCTGGCTCATAGCTACCCGAGTAGGTTAGTTCTTGCGCAAGGTGGTCAAACGTCCTATATAACAAGGGCGTCAAATTTAATCTTGGATCTGCACCTAGTGGCTGATCCGGAGCAAGTGGATGTGGCGTTTGCAACATCTGTGATAATAATACTAAAAATTGTTGGAATGCGCTTTGAGTTTGTTGAATCATTCTAAAAGGAAATCCTTTTAGCATCTCTTCGCGTTCGGTGTCGGTCTTATCTGGGAAGAGGTAACGCAACGCTTCCACGCTGTCAACCCCTAGCTCTTGTAAGTTCCGAACAACAATAGATTTTTGGTTTATATCGTATGCGGTATCCTCATAAACATCCCCTTGATACCGATATGTAACTGTTCGATCTCCATCAGGAGGTAGGCCAAACACACCCTCAGGTACGGAAGATGTAGATAAAGCTTCTCGCATTAACTTATCTAACTTCGCATCAAACTTTTGTTGTTCTGATGCAAATCGAGTGGCCTCTTCTGCAGAACCGTCCGCAGCAGGTTTTACGGGTTTAAGTTTTATAACCAAGGCAAAGCTCTTTCTAAACATTTGTTCCTGATGGAACAAAATCATCTCCAATAACTTACAAAAACCGTAAGTAAGAAAACTCTTATTCTTTCTAAGAGCCGTGGCCTGAGCCCGACCCATAAGACCTTTAATTTCTGTCGCGGTAGCTCCAGCAGAAACTGAGATCTCATCCACACCGCCAAGGGCTGTGCGAATTTCCTCCCGAAGAAGGAGAGCCCAACGATTCATGTCCCCGTTAACGGGGTCTGGCGTCATATAACCAACCCGATCGGAAGGTTCGACATTTGCAATAATCCGAGGAACACGCAATCCTCCAATCATCCCGTGCGAACCAAAAGGTTCACTTACACGAGTTGACGGAGTATCTCTACCACCAAAACCACTCTGGCTACTGATAGTCGGACGGAATGTTCGATCAGAATCACTGGCCTCGACAAGATCACTACGAGGACGGGAACTGATCAGAGTCGGGTTACCAAAGAACTCAATATTTTTAGCAATGTTAGAAATGAGCGTATCGTGTAAAACGATTTGCTCCATAAACGGTTCAAATTCACCTTCACCAGAGGTGCCACTGCTATCAGGTTTATTTAAAACCTCCACGGCGGGAATAAAACCTAGGGTGTTTTCCCTAGAATTATTGGCAGTCATCACACCGCCAGGTTCTAGATCAAAACTTAACTCTGTATTAGATTCAAATTCGGCAATTTTTGAATCCGTTATAGAAATCCGAACGTATCTTTCGTTTAGCCCTGAGATTTCAGAAGGCAATCCAAGATTAGAGTTACGTACTTTATATTTATAGATAATAACAACTTCTTCAATATTCCCGTTTACATCGTGATACACACGATATTGTTCTTTAGGGAAAAAATAAATCTGATACTTTAACTTAGGATCGGGACGAAAATAGAAAAGACCGCAACCGTCAATAAGAAAGTTCCTAATGATGGACGGAATTCTAATATCGAATTTATTTAGCGTGAGTAGATCATCAAGAAATCTCGTCCTAGACCGATACGTGTCCTGTTCGCAATAAAAAGTAAGCCCTTTCTTAATCATCAACAGAGTCATCTGCTGAATATGACTAAGTACGACTAACGTAGTTGCTTGCTTAGATCTGTCCTGGGTCCGCGAAGCTTCAAGAATTTCTTGAAATCTTTGACGAACCCCGAGCGTGTCGGCCATACCGGTAGTTCAGAAACGAATTTAATCTACAGACTGAATCAGTCTTTTTTACGCATTTGCTTGGCCTTACGTGCTTTGCGAAGAGCTTCCATACGCGCTGCCTTATTTCCTCGATTATGCTCCCCACGCTCATCTTCATCGTGGGACTTCTTAGAGAAACGCTCGCGGGCTTCTTCAGATGCGTGGTTAGCCATCGGGTAGCAAATACTTCCTAACTCCATCTAGTTTAAACAATTCAGACGGAAGTAGTTCATGTGGGTACGGAACTAGTACATGATCTCCTCGGCCTAACGGATCAGTTCCACCAGCTTTAGCCTTATACGTATCTAGGTAATCCAACATTTCTTGGCTGTAGGCAGGAGCGTGTGCGTTAGGAATATCATCGTAACAATGAGAGAACGAAGTAAGCTTTCGTTTCATTCTGGCGGAATCTCCCATCCAGGAAAAGTGCCATCCGGCGTCACAATCCCCTACAATTACGCCATTGTCTTTCATACGGATTTGCGAAGGAGTCTCTTCAAGTTGATCGTATAGTACAACAGTACCGCAAGTCCAGTTGTTGGGCGGCTTAGCCGGATCTCCGTTGGGATCCATAACTCGTAGATCTGCGCGACCGTAGAACATAGGCATTGAGAGCCGTACACAGCGATCTGTATTTTCTTTGGCTACCTGTACGGCTTGCAAAAGAGCTTCGGGTTTGGGAATTTCGTCAACGTCACTGAAGAAAAAGACCGAATCCGGAGGAGTTAGTCGCATGCCCACGGCTAGGGCATCTCGCTGCGCGTACTCTCGGACCCAGGGATTGAGGGCCACTTCTTTAGGCGGCAGCTCTACGTGAAGCACTTGAATTTTTTCTTCAGGTAATCCAAGTTCCCGGATTGTATCTAAACAAGTAAAGGGTTTTGGGTCGCCTTTAAAAGTCAGATTTCCGTCCGTTACAATAAATCCGTCAACTATATCTTTTAACAGATTTACCCGTAGCTCAAGGAGTTCCTTTTCGTCAAAATATAAAAAACAGTCGTAAAGCATTTAACCATTGCAGGCTGTCACTATGATGGTAGCATTGATTCGACAGGTACTCCACCCCCAGCCCTAAATTCCATGTGATTATTGGATGTACGTTTACGAGCGGCTTCCTCTAGAAGACCTTGTTTAAGATTCTCCATAAACTTATGTGAGTTGTGTGCAGGAGAATTTGGATTGTACGCTTCCTTCCGAGTAGGAAAATAGTCATGCCTCTGAGGGCTGTCTACCTGCCGTTGATTTCTGGTCTGGTCTTGCGCAGCTTGTTCCTGCATGGCATATGCCTCAGAAAAAAATCCGTGCGCCCGATCAAAAGGGTTATTCATGATTTTGTGCCTCTTTTAAAGGATACTCAATAAAAATAAATAAGGTTAACTAAGCCTGAAGTTGTCTATCCAAATACTTATATGACTCCGGTCGTTTACCGGCAAATTGCATTGCTAAAGCTTTCTGTATAAGTTCGTCTTTAGTTATATCCATAACTGCTGCTTGAAGATCGGTACTTGCTGTCGAAGGAACACTGATCTCCTTAAGTAAACTTTTTGTTGTAGGTAAAGCTCGCTCACTGAAAGATTTGTCTCCAGCAAGAGCGTCTACTAAAGCAGAGTAAGACATTGTGTTATCAAAAAGTAAAGGACTCAGTACAGAATTACAACATCACCCACCGTGGTGGCCGCCCCGCTAATAGCCGTAATAGAAATCGGCAGGATAGAACCGGCTGGGACTTTTTTTAATGTTACCGGTGTGTTAGTACCGTCTGTAAAAAATACTTGTAAGTCTTGGTTACTAGTACCGCCATTGATAAGGACAGCGCGGCAAGCGGGAAAGTTAAAGGACTGCCCGCTAGGAGACAAAGCAAGTCCGCTAGCGTAAGAAAGAACTGCTGTTTGTCCATAATAACTGCCAAAAGCACGTACGTCCATGTCTACTCAAGTGTTTCTATAAGCTTAGCTAGATAAACCTGAGCTTTCTGCAAATCTTCTTTACCGTTTTTGTCTTCCCAACGCCACAAATATTTATATATGCAATTCTCTAAATAGCCTTGAAATTTAATTAAACCGGTAGATGCTCGTTGAAAATCATAACATTCTAAACCGTCTTTTTTGTAATAATCCGGACGTACGTCACCCATAAGTTAAGCTCAAACAAACCTACAACGTAAGCATCCTATCGCAAGATATTAAAGAGTCAACAGAACACGGTATGAGATCCGAATATTTAGTGCCTTCGTGCAGCACTAAACCACACGGCAAAATCTCGTAGTTATCTTGTTTTTTCTTAACTGGTACACATCGCCTGTGTTCAAAGTTAAACGGTGGGTTCTCAAATGTCAGCCCCATCGAACTTCGATCGGCAATAGGCCAGTTACGCACCCCTACTTTTGCATAACTTTTTTCAGGATCATAACTATCCGAACGTATGTAAACTTCGCCATCCGTTTGATCTAGAATCATTGCCCCGTAATACGGGTTAGCTAACTGCACAAAAAAGTCAACGTCATAGTCAACTACAAGTACATTTGGCACAGTAAACCCACGGGTGTCCCACACGTTGGGTGTTTCTTTTGTCAACGAATACACATAATAATTATCGAACGGTACTTTCTTATGTTGCTTTTGCTCGTACCTGACAAAACCTGGCTCAAGTTGGTACTTGCTTAAAACAGGTTTCCACTTAAGGTAGTATTTAAAATTTTCATACGTAAGTAACATGTCATTTTCAGAATATATATAGTAATCAGCTTCTCTATTAAGAATTGCTAGAGCTAAATCTGTTTTGTGCGCCCAGGTTAAATACCACCCGTGGTACCCTGGACTTGCAACTTTTATCTCAATATTCAATCCTTTAAATTCTTCTAAAATTCCATATAGAGTATCTACGTCGTTTTGAGACGCATAATCGATATAAATCTTTACAAAAATATCACAGGGAAAGTCGGCATAGCCCCGCAACACAGTGAGTAGAGGATCTACCCGCTGTAAAGGATTGTTGGCCGTAATGGCGATCCACAGCTTTTTCGACATGTCGTAAGAGCCCCTTTAGTACTCTATCGAAAAACTGCCCCGCCTTTGTAAAAAGGTTATTAAGTGTGTATAAGCATCGAGTAAGTCGTCATGGGACGTAGATCCCACATTTATAATCTGCTCAAATAACGCATCAAATTTACGATACCGATTAAATGTTATCTTTCTGTTTTCAAGCAATCCCAAGGTTCCTCGGAAACGGGCAACTTTATCTCCTCTAAAACCGGATACCTCATGTATATGGATATTTGACAATCCACGATCATTTAAAAGTACCCGTTTTAAATCAGCGGACAAGCTTGCTTGATAAGCAACTGACTCAACTACCAGCGTGATCGTCGAATAAGTCGGAAAATACGTGTCGTTCTCAAAAGTTAAAATTCCCCATTCAAGTAACATCTCACACAGTAAATCTATCTTCTCTAAGTTTCCTACGGAACGGCACTGGTGTGCATCAATAATGTAGTACTTATCTTTAAGTCGTCCACCCAAAACAAATGCCGTGTAGTCGCTAGTTTCTTTAGCACTAGCAGACAAATCAATTCCTACAGCTAAGGAATCAAACTCCATCTCAACGTCAGCCCGGACAAGAAGATCGGGAGACACGATTAGGTCCGACGTTAAGACAGGTTGTTGTTGGTACTGGAACGCAAATGCAACAGGATCTAGTTCTTTCGTCTGTAATAAATAATCAACAGACCACTGCTCAGGCCAATAGCTTACCGGCTCTCCTTTATTGTTGTACGTTAGGGCTTCTTGAGAAACTTGATTCCAACCCTTAGAAGGGGAGAACATAGTTTTATGAATATCTAGAGGGTGGAATCTAGTACCTAGACAAATAGCCCGACCGCCATCAAAAATAATCGGAGATATAACAGACGACCAATTATTATTCATTTCTTCCCGAATAGTCGGATTACGTAGTTCCGCCGAAGATTTTATAGGGTCATCGACCAAACAGAGGTGAGCCCGCTTAGATGTAATTGAACCACGCAGGCCAGCGGCTCTCAGAGTATATTCTTCATCACCAACCCGTGGAATTCCGGCATACTCAAAGTCAACAGCCCAACCAATATCCGACTGCATTCCTGGCTTTAAACGAACACGAGGGAATATACGTTTAAACGTCGTGTTATCAATCAGTTGTTTAATAATTCGGCTTTTAGGTATAGCTGTTGCTATGTTATATGAACAATATATAATTTGTAGAGGCATCTGGGCTGACGTATGTCTACCTATAGCCCATGCAGTAAACAAGTTTAACACCGTGCTTTTAGCACTACCTCGGGGACTTAGAATATCAAGATTAGCTCCAGCTATGTCTAACAAGTATCTATTGCTTTCTCCTGTGATCAAATGCCTGTGCCACTCCATCATATGAGGAGCAGGGGCTTTATCCATAAGTACACAGAAAGTAGGGAAGTCATTAGCAGCTTTAGCGTATATAGAATTATCTTCTTTTTCAGTTACCTCAACAGCTCGCGCAGCATTTAACTGAGCTTTACGGCGATAAGCAAAAGTTTCCCGACTAGGCATATCAGTAAGCTGACAATGTTGCTATAGTGATCGTACTCCAAGCTTACTGACAAAGTGGCAAAAGTGCTCTGGTACGGGGATGCATGTTCAAATACAGGATTTGGTCGAGTAACCGCCAGCATACTAGAACATCTACAGAAGGAACATGAAGTAGAAGTTGTTGGTATTAACTATAACGGAGACCCTCACGATCTTCCCTATAAGATTTATCCGGCATCGAATTTGTCATGCCCTGATCGTTTTGGTATCCCACGGTTGCCTGAACTAATCGATAAAATCAAACCGGACATTTTTATATGTTTAAACGATATTTGGATTGTTAACCAAGTCTGGGAACGGATTCAGTTTCTTAAAGATCAGTATAAATTTAAATTTATTGCGTATTTTCCTATAGACAGCGAGTATTATTACCCCGATATGTTGAGAAATATTCCGTATTGGGATATTGCTATAACGTTTACAATCAACTGTGCGCACCGTATACTTAAACACGATATTAAACCCAGTAAGTTAGGGGTTCTGCCGCACGGCGTAGACATCTCTAAGTTCAACCCAATGCCGAGGGAGCAAGCAAGAACAGCTCTAGGGTTGCCTCAAGATAGATTTATTGTATTTAACGGAAACAGAAACCAGCCACGGAAACGGATTGATTTAACGATTAAAGCGTTTGCAAAATTTGCTGTAGATAAACCAGATACAATGCTTTATCTCCACATGGGGACTAAAGATCTTGGTTGGGATATCACAGCTCTGTTTAAACGGGAAATGGGGCGCCTGGGGCTAGACGACAAACAACGACTAATCTTGACTTCAAACGAAATCAACTATATTGCCGCTCCGCCGGACGAACTGCTGAATACTATATATAACGCCTGCGATGTAGGACTCAACACAGCAGACGGCGAAGGTTGGGGTCTTGTGAGCTTTGAGCATGCAAGTTGCAGGAAGCCTCAAGTTGTACCAAATCACACGGCATGTAAAGATATCTGGGAAGAAGCTGGTTTGCTAATTGACGTAGCAACGTGGGTTACAGACAAAGACCTGGGGGTAGAACGTGGTCTAGTCAGTACGGATCACACAGCTGAAATACTTACAGCTCTGTACGACGAAGAAGACTTGTACGAAGAAGTAGCAGAAGCTTGCTATGCCGTGACACAACGACCAGAATACCGTTGGGAGTCCGTCTCAATGGGATTCATTAAAGCCATTAACGATCTTCTCGCTTGATATGCAAACTACACATCGCTTCCGTCACGTCAACTCAGACGTTGTTCTTCCAATCAAAAAAGAATTTAAAGGAGTTCCCAGCGTTTACAGGCAAGCTGAAGCTCTGAATGGGCAGTTTAAACGTATTGTCCACGGGTTGCCGAAAGACAGCGTTGGTAGCTTCAGTCCTTCAATGCTGAACCACAACGATCAAACGTTTATAGCGTGGAGGTCACAAGCTGAACCATTTGGGTTCAGGTACGACAACAATTACTTTTATTTAAACAATGCTCATACAGATATTTATCTCGGGCAATTAGTAGACGATAACACCGTTCTCGGGGCTAAGAAACTACGCTCCACGCCGCACCGACTTAGTTACGAAGATCCTCGTTTATTTAAAGGTCCAGACGATAACCTGTACGTACAGTTTGTTACTTCCAAATACGCCAGCAAGTATGACCAAAGAGGACGAAAGCTGTTCGATACCCCAAAGGTAGCAGTCTGCTACGTAAACGAATTGGGTGATGCTGTACAGACAGCGTTCCCTCCTATTGGTAAAAATTTAACTAAAGGAGAAACGGAAAAAAATTGGTGCTTTTTCCCCCACCGGGATCTGCTGCACTGTTTGTATTCAATACGCCCGTTAGTGATCGAACGGGAAGGGTTACCCGCAATTCATGTAGACAGTGATATCTTAAATTCCGTAACTCAAGGGGCTCCTACGTTTTGTTCGTTGCCCCCGTTATTAATTGGTTCTGAGCAACTTATATTTTATCATTGGAAACACATGACATATAATGATCTAGGTAACCCGTATCTAGTTTATCATCTTAGTGCATTTACGACAGATGAAGAGTTTACAGAAATTACTCATATAGCCCCACAACCGTTGTTCACAGGTTCTCTAGAAGATACTTTAATTACCTGGACGGACTACGTGGGCAATCCAGTGTCCAATCAACCTGCTGTAATTTTGCCATTCGGCGCTACTCTAAATGGCGAAGAACTCGCTATGTCTTTAGGTGTGAACGATGCTTTTATGGGTATCTTCAGGTGCCCGATAAACGAAGTGCTTAAGAAATTTGTAAAAGCGTCCTAGGATTTCTCTTCGCGTTCAAGAGTAGACCAAACAATCAGCCCGGCATCTTCTAACAAAGACAAGATGGTGGGCTGATCTTGGAAGGTATTAGAAAGTTCACGTAAGCACCGGTCTGCGCCAGCTAGTAATAGCCCACGGCGATCTAACCCATCTGTAATTGCTCGCACCGTTTGAATGTGGGAGCGTAATTCTTTTTGTAAAGACGAAATTTTTGTAGCCGCTGTGGCATAATCCAACATATTGTTTAGTGTCATATTGCGCACCTGCGTTATATCGTTTCTGAGTTCATCTATTTCTATTAGTAGGACCTTGCGCAAATCTTCTTTTGGGTATTTTTCTTGAATCCACGCTGTCAGATCGGCAATACTACCTTGATACGAAGGCTGTAAAAACCTTGCGAAAAGATAAGATTCTACATCACTTGTCGCGTTTTTAGCGTAGTGAATGAAAGAATCTTTCTGAACTTTTTCTAACGAACTTAACCAACTAGCTACAGTTGTGTCGGCTTCAATAGTTGTTGTCATCAAGCAAACATAGCACGACCGCCCAGTGCAGCTTGCAAGCCGAACCGTTTCATGGCTAATTGACCTTCAACTTGACCACGCTGTAAAGCAAGTTGATTTCGTGTAGATTCTTGTTGTTTTTGAATATCTAAATTTGTCTTAGCAATGTCTTGTGCCAATGCATTTTCCCCAGCTAGAGCGGCTAATCCTGCCGCTGGTAATGCACTTGACGTTGCTTTGAGTAACTCAGTCTCA